TGATGCCGAACCCTTTCCCCAGTCGGCTCGATTCCTTGCCCTGATAATGCGCGGCCACAGTCGTTCCAATGGCGCCGCACTTGATGCACGGTTGACCATTAGCGGCATCCAGCAAGTTCCGGCTGCGGAAAATCGGCTGCTTGAAAAAGGTCTTATGCATCGCCGGTCTCGCGCCATTTGTGGAAAGGCTTCATGATTTCCTCGCGGAACTTCCGCCCTGCCTCGGCGTTGTGGTCAAGTTCGCGCCGTGACCTGATACCGCAGAAATGGCGGATGAATATGGCCCATCCTCCATCTTTCTCGGTGGCATGATCCCATGCCGAAGACCACGTTTCAGGATGTGTCAATCGCGCCCATTCCCAAAACACCGGATCGTTGCACAGAATCCCCGCCCATTTCGCCAGTTCGCCGCCCTTCTCCGGGCCGCTGGTCGATTCTTTGGGCGCGGACGGCTGACGGTGTGCGCTGGCTTGTTTCGCAGCACCTGCGGCCTTCTGCGCGGCTTCCTGATCGACTGGCTGTTCGTTGTCGTCAAGCTGGACAAAGGCCACCATGAAACGCTGCCCGGCGACCTTGCCGGCGCGGCTGGTGAAGCGCTTGAACGGGTGCTCTGCCGAATCGTCGGACAGCCAGAATGTGACTTTACGGCCGCCGTTGTGCGATTCCGTCCAGCCGGCAAGCATCATTTCGCCTGAATAGGCAATGATCTGATCGTCGCTCATTTGGCCGCCTCCAGCGAATACCGCGCCACCCGCTTGCCTTCTCCGACTTCCACCATGTCCGTCCTGATCGCGTGCCCGGACTGCTTCAGATCCCATATGCGCGCGCCCAGCCGGTAGCAACCGTACTTCTTCAGCGCCTCCAGCGGCGTGATCGCGCCTCGCGTTTTCAGGTGCTCCAGAATTTCACTGCATTGGCTGTCCATCAGTTCCCCTCCCTTTTGGTCTTGCGCCCCAGTTCCACGCCGCCTTCGCTGGCGTAAGTCACCTTAAAATCCGCCTTCCCCGTCTTTGCCACCATCGCCGCCCGCAGGTCATCCACCCATCCGGCCACGATCGGCATGCGATCGCGGTTCTGCTGCCGCGTGTCGTTCATGTCAGACACCCTCCAGATGCAGTTGCGCAGCCCGAACATCTGCTATCCGGCGCCTTTCCCACGCCTGCCGGATACGCTCGTCCTGCAACGGTTTGTAATTCCGGTTCAGCTCGCAGCCAATGAAACGGCGGCCATGCTCGACGGCCACCTGCCCGGTTGTGCCACTGCCGAAGAACGGGTCAAGCACAATGCCGTTCGGCCGGCTGCCGGACAGAATGCATGGTTCGATCAGCGCCGGCGGGAAGGTGGCGAAATGTGCGCCCTTGTAGGGCTGCACGTTCACTTCCCATACGCTGCGCATGTTGCGTTTACCGCCCCCTTTGGCGTCCGTCTGGCTGGCTTCGTAGTCGAAAAAATACTTGGCGGATTTGGTCAGCATGAAAAAATATTCATGCGCACGGGCCGGTCGGTCACGCACGTTTTCAGGTTTGGTATTGGGCCGGTTCCAGATCACGTCGCTGCGCAAGAACCACTGGTCATACACTTCAACTTCCGCATGCTGGACGCTGCCGCAATGCTGGCAAACCAGCCGCCTATCCATGAGCCGCAGTGTTGCGCCGCTTTCCTGCTCGCAGCAGGCACAAAAGAACCGGCCGGCCTGCAATGCCTTTGCCAGCATCCCCGGCATTCCGATCAGATCCTTGCGCTTCAGGCCGGCGGGAATCGGCGTCCTCTGGATCGCGCCGTCAAGCCCGGGTATGTAGCGTTCCTTAGCGTTCCGCTGCGCGCCAGCGCCCTTTCCGCTCCCGGCGTAGCTGTCCGCGATGTTTAGCCAGAGAACGCCGTCATCCTGCAGCACCTGCCGGACAAGCCCAAATACATCGACCATGTTGGCAATGTATTCATCCGGGTTCTGTTCAACGCCAATCTGTCCATCCTCTTGATAATCACGCAGGCCAAAATACGGCGGACTGGTCACGCAGCAGTCCACGCGGACGCCGGCATGGATCATGTCGTGCAGTGAATCCCGGCAGTCGCCAAACAGGCAGGTATTGATCATGTCGGTCATTCCTGCCACTCCCGTTTGTCAAAGTGGAAAAAGTCCATCAGCCGGTCATGCGGCGATTCCATGTATTGATAACTGCCAGCGTCAAACCACAACTTGATTTTTCCCTCCCAGTCCCCGTTCCTGTTTTTATCGCAGGTGATCAGCACATCCGGCTGATCCATGATCTCGGCCTTCTGGTCGCCAGCCGGCTTCTGCGCTTCCCGCTCCTTGCGCTTGTTCCGCCAGACGTTCAGCACGTTGTCCGGCTGGTTGGTAATGTCGCTGCTGCCGGCCACGTCGAACTTGCCGGGCGGCGAAAGCTCGTCATCGCCCTTGCGGGAGTGCACGACGAGGTGGATGTGAATGCCCCAGCGCCGCGCCATGGTCGTCAGCTCGTCCAGGAACCATTTCTGCCGGTTGTAGTCGTCGCCGTTGATGCCGCACTTCATGAGGCTGTCGATCACGAAGTGGGTAATTTTCAGTTCGTCGGCGCAGTAGGCAATAACGCCCAGCACGCGCTTCGCATCCACCGTGCCCTGCCGGTCGTAGAACCACAGGCTGCCATCGGCCCAAGCGTGAAACGCCCGGATGTAATGCGGCGACGGAATGCAGCCGGCCGCCTGCCGGGCCATGCGCGCCAGCGTCCGTACCGGCTTCATCTCGAAGGAAGCGATGCACACCTTCTCGCCCTGATCCATCAGCGACAGGTTCACGAAGCCCTGCGCCATGCTCTTGCCGTGCCCGTTGATGCCGTTCCACAGCGTCACCTCGCCCTTGCGGAAGCGGAACAGGCTATGTGTTTTCGGCCACGGCATCATCGCGCCCTGCATGGCCTGGTCGCCGTGGTACAGATCCAGCACTTCCGCCTCGTAGTCCGCGGCGCGGCGCACGTCGTCCGCGTCCGGGCACTTCGCCAGATAGGCGTCAAAGTCGATGTTGTCCGGTATCACGCGCATTCCTTTTGCTCCTGTCGTTGTTTTTCTGCCCTCACCGCGTCCCATCCGTACCAGTCCGCCAAGTCCATCTGGCTCCACAGCCACAGCGCCTTAAAGCCGCCGTAAAGTATCTGGATGCCATGCAGCCGGTCGATGCTGGCCGTTGCCAGCCAGCTAATATCCAGCTTCATCAGGGCGTCGATCAGCTCGCACATCCGGCCGAAGTTCACCGGGTCGCGGTGGTGGATAACCACATCCAGATGCGCCAGCATGCGCAGCTCCATGTCGGCAATCTTGTCGTCAGGCCGGATCACGATGCAGGGGTTCGGCTCCTGCGGTTGCGGCCAGTGATCCAGGCAGATGATCACGGTATCGGCCGGACGCTTGCCGGCGCGGCGCAAGTCCATCAGCTCTTTGCCGTAGGCGGGCATGCGCATGTCAGATGCTCCCGCCAAAAGGGTCGCTACCTGAAACGGCTAAAGCGGGCAGGCAAGATTCTTCATCTTCCCAACGGCGTCCGGAAAGCCACCCTTGTGCCATTTTCGGCGAGCGGCCCGATGCCACCATGCCGGGGCGGCGCAATGATTCTTCGGCGGCGGCGGCAATAATTCGCTCGTAATCGGATGGCAGCATCTTGGGCAAATCCAGCCACGCGTCGGCGGCCTCCGCTTTCCCGTTTTTGTAACCGAAGGCTTTCCAGAAGCGTTCGAAGCACTCCAGACGCCGGCCTTTCAGCTTGCGTTTTTTCTTGGTCAGATAAAACGGCTCTTCTTCCACTTGTGCCGCGTCGCCAGACGCGGAAAGGTTTTGGTTTTCTTTATCCTGTTCCTGCTCCTGCTCCTGTTCCTGATTAGGGCATGTCTTTGCGGAAGGCTTTGCGAAAGGCTTACTGAAAGCCTTTCCGAATGCCATAGAGAAAGCCGGCCCAACCGCTTCCACATTGGCTTTTAGAACTTTGAACGCCTCCTGTTTCAGGTCACATTCGGGTAGAAATTCCCATTCAGCGGTCCATGACAACACCACGTTCGGAGATTCAGGGCGGTTGCATTCAATCGCCTTTGGCAGCCACACAAGGCGGGCTTTCCAGTCGGCTTTCACCATGCCTAACGCCAAGAGTTCCTGAAAGGCTTTGTCGAAGTCTTGCTGATCCCATTCCAACTCTTCGGCCATTGCCGCACGGCCGGCACGGAACAGGCCAGGAATTGGGCCTGTGTGCGGCCCTGTCAGCAGGTACATCCAAAGACCTTGTGCGCACGGAGGGAGCGGAGACAGTTTGCGGAATTTGTCGTCGGTCCACATACGCACCTCGATTTTCCGGTAGCGGTTTCTGGTGGCACGTTTTTGGGAATCATCAGACACGGCGGTACTCCCCGATCAGCAGCTCCGGCAGTTCCCCGGTGGAAAAGAACACTGCAAAGGCGATCGCGCTGGCGTCCATGCGATAGCGATGCTGCCGACCGACGCTGGCATAGCCGAAGCAGTCAGCAATCTGCCGGCGTGCCTCTTCCGGCTTGTCAAGGTGGAAGGTGTACAGCAGGTGATAGGGCTGCGCCTGGCGCTGCGCCAGTTCAGCCGCATGAGGATTGACAGTCAGCAGCGTCTCACTGCCGAGCTGCCCCTGACGCGCAAGGATGAACAGCACGCCCGAGGGCGCGTTTTGATGCTGGGCCATGTTAACCCTCCCTGGTGGGAGCTACGGGTTCTTGTTCTTTGACCAGCCCCATCGCGCGCAGATACACGCTGATATGGGTCAGGCCTCCGTCATGGCCGTTCTTGTGCGGCTTCTTTTGATTGTTGGCAGCGGGGTTTTGCACTATGCTGTGAGTGCTGCGGGGTTTCATCGGTTGTTCTCCTTGTGATGAAACGTTGAGGCCTTGTTGCGTTGTGGAAAAACCGGGGGAGCCTGTGGGGGGCGTCGATCCCGGTTTTTTATTGCCTGTCAGTCATCATTCCGCTGCCGGTTGTGCTTGTGGAACCACAAGACCAGTTCGTCCTCGTCCAGCCGCCCGTTGCTTGCTTCCGCCAGCTTGCGGATCAACGCCGGGCCCGGCATCTTGGTGGCGCGGGACAGATGAACGTCAATGTAGCTTTCGGTTGTGCCCGCACGCCTCGCGTAATCCTGACGTGCCGCTTTCGGCAGTGACCGGTAGTACGCCTTGAAATCAAGCTCCATATCCATACCTCCGCTGTATCTGGTATCAATACTACCTTACTGGTTATAGCCTTTTCAAGGGGGTGGCGCAAATTATTTCCTGCATGGTAATAAGTTATTGACGTGCTTGGATATTTTCTTGACGCGCATTTTGTGCGAACATGCGCGGATGGCTACGATCTATGACATTCGCAGGGTCAATCTGTCCCTGCTGCTTAATATGAAATACGGCGGGATAGCGTCCCGTCTAGCGGAAAAAATGGGCCGCAAGCCGTCTTATTTAAGCCGCATGTTCATGAATCTGGACAAAGGCGGCCGCAACATGGGCGACAAGCTGGCGCGCGAGATCGAAGCGGCATCCGATCTGTCGTCCGGCTGGATGGATATCGTGCATCCGGACGAATACATGGAGTATCTGCCGTCGTCGCCGCCGCAAGTCAGGGAAAAGGCCGCGAAGGCAGTCCGGGATCTGCTGGTTAATAATGGCTCCGATGCTCAGGTGCGCCGGGCAAGGGAAGACACCAGACATGAAGGCCGGCAATCGGCAGCCGCCGCATATCAGGCAATCTCGGACACCATGCGCAACATGCCGAAATTTCAGCATCCGGAGAAACGCGAGTGGAACACCGTTGGTCTTTCGGCTGTCATCCAAAGCATGACAGCAGACCAGAGCGCCAAACTCAAGGCCGCCCTGATGATCGCAGACATACCAGAACAAACCATCGAGGCGCTGACGCAAACCGGAACTACGCACTTCCAGGCGCTGTCACCTGACGAACTGGAACTGATGAAAGTCTGGCGGGCCGTCAATGAAAACGGACGGATAATGATTGCCAATGCGGTCAGGGCCGCGATGATCCGCTTTCCATTGCAACCGGCTCCGGACGCATCCGAATCCCCGCCAACCGGGCAGGATGAAGTTGACCTGTTCGACTTCAAGGATTTTCCGCAGGATTCCGGCAAGGGATTCTGACCCTTCCCGCCCAGCGAAGCTCGCATCAGCGGGTTTTTTTATTGCCTGCATCCGGTAACACCGGATCTATCTGGAAATATTATTACCAAATTTTATTCATTCTCCACTTGCACAATACTACCTTCCGGGTTATATTGTGATTGTAGCAAGTTGATCCGGCCCCACACCGGAACCGCAACGCAACAAGGAGAAAAACGATGCCCCAAACCTACGCCGCCCAGCGGCAGGCCCATCTGGAACTGATGGGCGCCGACAATCTCGCCAAGCGAGAGTCCGCCATGGCCGAACTTGGCGACCGCTACCTGTGCCACCCAGCCCGCACTATCCGCCGCGAAGCACCGGCCCCGGCACATATTCCCGCCTCCCTGCGCGCCCCGCGTGGCGATCAGCAGCCTTCCCGCAAACTGGCGAAATAAGGAGCGATCATGGACTACACAACCGTTTATCACGAACTGCAAGCCATGACCGACCTGCTGCGTCAGTCGAACGATCTGGCCGACCGCATTGCCGCCGAGCGGGCCAACAGCCTGCCGATGCCGGAGCTGTCCGCCCGCGAATGGGATGAGACCCCCTCGCCGCGCTTCCCGCACCTGCACGACGACGAGCGCCAGTTGGACAACCGGACGCGCTACCTCGATTCCCGCGAATACGCCATCTACTGATCGCAACCGGGCCGGGAAACCGGCCCCATCCGAAAGGGCATAACAATGAAAAAGTTTGAGCTGGTAACCGATTCCGCGATTGATCACCACGGCGTCACGCTGTTCCGCATCCGGGCGTTGATGGATTTTAGCAACGTCAAAGCCGGTGATATTGGCGGCTACGTCATGATGGAAGAAAACCTGTCGCACGAAGGCAATGCGTGGGTGCGCGGCGATGCGAAGGTGTTCGGCGATGCGCTGGTGTCCGGCGATGCGCGGGTGCACGGCGAGGCGCATGTGTACGACGGCGCGCGGGTGTACGGCAATGCGGAGGTGTACGGCGATGCGCGGGTGGGCGGCAATGCGCTGGTGTCCGGCAATGCACAGGTGTACGGCAATGCGGAGGTGTACGGCGATGCGCGGGTGGGCGGCAATGCGCTGGTGTCCGGCGATGCGGAGGTGTTCGGCAATGCGCGGGTGGGCGGCAATGCGCGGGTGTCCGGCAATGCGGTCGTGACTTCTGAATGCACGCAGGACTGCGTATCACTGTCCGGCCTTCGCTACAACCTGACCGTCACTGACAACCGTCTCCGCGCCGGCTGTCAGGAGTATACCTTCGACGAATGGCGCAAATTCACCGCCGATGAAATCAGCAGGATGGACGGAAAACGTGCAATTGAGTTCTACCCGCACATGGTCGCCATCATGGAAGCCGTGCTGGCGCTGCGGGAACAGGAGAAATGAGCATGCAAACGCTTGATACCCTGGCCGCTGATGTGGTCGTCCGCCACCGGATGATGCAGGAATTCCATTGCGACCGGACAACGCACGCCTACCGTGCGGCAGCGACCGCATTTATTACCGCCGGTCA